ATCAACCTGCATCATCTGTTGTGATTTGCTGATAGTTATATTTGTTTCTGCCATTGCTGGTGTAGCAAATAACATAGCAGCAATTAATAGTTTCTTCATAATATACTCCTGTTTAGATTTCACATCCTCCTGCGGTACATGCCAATGTTTGTGTACCTTCTACATTATCTTCAATCTCAACTAGTGAATCCCAATCAAGACTTGTTGGAATTGTTGGTAACATTGCTTCATATAAGTCTTTGGTGATTTCCTCGTATGGTGCTTGACGATAAGATCCACCATCATGCGGCAGAAATGATACGCCAGACATTTCATCAAAGTGATCATATACCCATGCGCCAACTTTCATCCATTCATCTTCTTTGACGTTGATTGTAACGGATGGCTTATGTTCACACCATGCTTCCTGATATACAGCCCATAGTTCAAGATGCTTGATAGCGTCAATGTCATCTCTTACAACTGCGCCCTTTGGTGCTTTCATTGGAAATGAGAATACAGTTGTGGACTCTGGCTTCATAACATCTGGCTCCCACGGCACACCCTTGTCCTTCATAAACTTAGTTAGAGGATCTTTGTTATCGCCACGAACACGACGAATATAATATTGGCTATGCCGAGGATGAATACCAGAAGCCGAGTCGCATAACTGAGATACTGTTCCAGAGGGCTTAACACAAGTAATAGCAGCAGCAGGATTAATACCAAGTTTATCAGCGAGTCCATTGTTCACCTCAATAGCATAATCACGAAGAGAAGCAAGACGGGCCTTAATCTCTTTATCTGCGGGATTGTTAAACAACTTGGAGTCATAGATGCCTGTAAGAGAAACACCAAGCAGTCTTTCTTCTTCGGCGTTCTTAACCCAAATCTTCCTTAGGTAGGGAAAATCCGTAAGAGTAGATTGAAAAGTACCAAGAATAGTCGCAACCTCAATTTTCTCACGAACAGTTTCCATGGTGTCATCGGCTCTAATAACAACTTCCGTGAGATTGCAGAAACCATAAGGTCTAAGGATGATTTCGCTGCAAGGGTTGGTGCCAAATAACTGATCAGCATTTCTGCGGCCATTTCGTTTTGCGATTGTTTGACATGCTTCACGACTGAATAATCCTCTCTCTCCTGATTTACTTTCGTATAATGAAATCCATTCTGCCATGAACGTGCCAACCTCTGGCTTCTCATTATACACGGCAGAGTTGTTTGATAATGCTCTCTGTGGGTTTGCTTCCCACCATGCACCAGCCTTGGCATGACGCATACGGTCATCGGACAAATTGGAAAGAGAAATCATTGCCGAACGGCGAACACCACCAACAACAACTACCTCTCCAATCTTGCACATTATATCATGGCATTCTAAGGAAGTCAAGCGACGACCATGTGCATTGCGAAACAACTTAACAACAAACTTAAATAGTTCCGAAAGTGGGCCTGGTCCAGATGAACGACCACCAAATGTCTTTAAAGGAGCACCGGCAGGTCTCACCTTACTCAGGTCCCACTTTGGAACTTCGCCCGTATAGAGAAGTGCAATAAGCATACGGAGAGCCTTTGCCCATCCTTCCTTACTGTCTCTTACGACGATTACGGTTTCAGAGTCAAATAGTTTCTCTGGAATTTCTGGCAACTGATTAATGAATTGGCGTTCAACGGAGAAACCAACACCTGTGCCACATAATAAAATAAACATTGCTTCGTCAAATGCCTTTGGATCATCAATAGGCAAGAATGAACAATTATAACCACATGTGTTATCACGTTCTAACGCCTTACCTGAGGTCATTAGTGCCCGCATAGATGGCATAACTTTAAGATCAATAATAGCCTTCTTTACCTTTTCACGAACAGGACCCATATCATAGTTATAATTACTGGTGAGATGATTATGCATAAAGGTAAGATAACGTTCAACTGTTTCCTCCCAATTCTCTCTTCGGTTCAATTCAGGTAGATATCTTGAGTACCTTGACTTGTAAATAAATTCTTGATATAGACTGTCCATTCTTATTCCTCTTACAATATACGGTTTAGTTTATTACCAAAAAGGCCACCATGGTTTATCTTTAGCACTAGGCACTAAATCAAACCAATATTCTTTTAGTGATGGAAAGTGTTTTAATATTTCTTCACGGGCACCAATAGCAATTTCTCTATGTTCTTTTTGTGTGCCTTCTTCGGCACGGACATCAATGTAATGAATCCAACTTCTTAACGTCCCTGACATATATAGTCGTGATTTAGTTAGACCTTCTGGCAAAACAACTCTTGCCTGTTCTTTAGCAACACCATTCTCAATAGCCCACCTATATGCCAATCCTGCTTCATGTGTTTGTTGCATTTGCTTGGCGTGCCATTGCTTACACAATAGTTCATCGGATGTTTCAATAGAATTTTGTCTATTCTTTTTATCCTGTAATCGTGCTTCTCTCTCAACAAATCCTAAATCTTTTGTCGGATCGGCATAACGCTGGCTAAACTCCTGAAAAGAAAACGACCTATGCCGAATGATCTGATGTGAAATATCCCTGGTAGTTTCAATATCCATTGTAACAGAAACCATTTCAAATGGCGACCAGTGTTTATTCTTTATTAGATACTTGAGGAGTTTAGGTGCTGTTAGTGTATTGTTTTGATTTGATGGATTGGAAACTCTGGCCGTATAAGCAATAAACTCTTCGGCGGTCATAGGTTGACCCGCTTTTGTATATGGAGAGTCCAATCTTATTGTTGGTTGTGTGATTGCGATTATACTTACAGCCATTTCTTACCTGCCTGTTTTTCAATCTCATCAAAGTTTTCTTTTACCTGAAACTTTTCACCATTGACCATGCCAATCTCTGTATAGTTACCTGATGAAAAAGTATAAGGACGAATTGATGCAATATGTTCTGGGTTTAAATAAACTTCTTTACCTGATGTCGTAGCATCGTGGACGTTTAATGATAATTTCAATACTTTCATAGCAGACTCTTTGCAAATTTTTCACGATTAGACCAACCATGACCACCACGTGGATTATCAGGCTTATAACCAGCAGGCCTTTCATAACCAATGGCAACTTCCAGTGCTTCATCAATGTTCTTTGTTGACTTTAATCTCTTACCTACTGACTTTTCCGAACCTTTAGTAAGTTCCCAATCAACAAACCGTGCCTGTGTATCAAGGTCATCAATTGACTTCTTACGTTCATTAGCAAATTTTAGAAGATCAGTTAGTCGTCCTGGTGAATGTGCGCCAGTCTTTCTATCATAGTTATCACGCCACTGTGCGATACCAAATGCCGTCTTCTTATCACCCCACACATTCGTGCGAAGATCAGCATAAGACTCCTGCATAAAGTTACCGACCATGGCGGCCGCCTGATAGTCTTGCCATCCTAAATCTTGTAATACTTTCTTGACGTATAATGGACGGTCACGCCCTTTGAGTGTATTTGGGTCTGTCATATTATTTTCCTTCATTAATAATTTTAATTACCTCACTTAAACTTTCTTCAACAGTCCACACGATTCCATTAGGACCCCCAAAAATAGTTGTCGCTAAACTTCCTCCGTCTCTGGGTTTTTCAAACACAGCGACGATCCAATCGGAGTTTATGTAAATTGGCATGCCCATAACATTATCATTTGACAAATTACTAAATTTTAACATATTCATACTCTACTCCACATGTTTAAGTTCATTGTGGCCTCAAAGCCGTTGTGTGTATTAATATCTATAATGTGCTGGAGGATAGATGAAGATATTCCCGAAAGAATCATTTCATTTATATCTTTTTCTTTAATCGTATTAGGCCATATACAGACATCTCTTCCTTGATCAATTGCTTTCCTCATATTAGAAACAATTTGTTTATTCCTAGGTTCATTATCATATACGAATGTGTAAATATTGTCAAGTCCTATAATACGTGAAGCAACCAAGAGGTTAGCATCCATAGTAGCAACAGAATTAGGAATGAATAGCGAATCAATAGGTCCTTCAACTACATAGATCCTTTTAGAGACATCAATAGTATTCCATCCGAAGATTTTTGGATTATCTTCGTTTGTTTTCATTGTTATGTATTTGATTTTAGAAGGGCCGATGGCACGACCTTGAACACCTAGTAGAATACCATCCTTATCATAAAATGGAATGACGATACGATCTTCCTTATATAGCTCCTTGGTATTCTCTGGAATCAAGTCCTCAATAAATTCTTTGAAGTTTGAGGCATAAA